AGTGACCGCCACATTTACTCGTCGAAGGCGATACGAATCAAGGAGGCTCTGGTGGAGGCCAAGAAGACCTGATAAGAATTTCTCGCGCTACATCACCATGGAGCAAGTACATACGATCGATCGGGAGCCGACACGCGAGCATGCACAGGAAATACGTATGGAGGTTCTTCGGTCCGAGGTGACCAGTCTGACACCAGACCGCCTTGAACAATTCATCGGGCAACTCGAGGAAAAGATGGGTCTGACCTGTAAGGGTGATCGATTCGCGCCGCTCACCAATGGGTTCCGCCAGTTCTTTCGTGATGACGAACTTGACGCAAACGGCATGCCACAAAATGTCGACCTAGAGCGAATCCTAGAACAAAAGCGTCGTCTCGTAAACCTCTTCTCCGAGCTGTACCATCGTTCAAGCGAGCTGGGTCTCAAGGATACGCCCACGCACGACGTTAACGGTGACGAGTTTCGAATCTCGTTTCGCATGATGCGTCTCATCGAGACGGCTGACGATGCGTACGAGATTATCTTCAGGTATGTGCGTTCGTTCGAGCGCATCAATCACCCCACGTGTATCGCGCCCGTGACGGATGACGTTGAGCTATCCATGTTTCGCTGCAAGACGATTGACGAGGCTGATGATGAGAATCAGCCGAGTCCGTTTCAGTGTCTGCTGCTCTACCTCCTGAACAAGGCGTACATCATGAAGATGCGTCGGTACAAGGGTCAGTGCTGCAAGCAGATTGAGACGGCGGACGGCCACCACACCAAGGCATGGAAGCCAATCATGGAGATCAAGGAGTTTGTATATTTCTACACGCAGAAGGAGGACAAGTACGACATGTGGCGCAACCTGACGAGCAAGGGGTCGATCGTCAAGGATACCATCACTCACCTGAGCAACTGTCGCGACATGCAGTTTCCCGAAATCAAGAAGAACCGGTACGTGTGGTCATTCTCGAACGGCATCTTCATCGGCAAGGAGTGGGACGCCGAGCGGGAACAGTACACGTCGCGCTTTTACGAGTACGACAAGCCGGACTGTCAGTCGCTCGACCCGACGATCGTGAGTTGCAAGTACTTTGACTTGCCGTTCGATCACTACGAGGGGACGAAAGATTGGTACGACATTCCGACGCCGCACATGCACTCGGTGATGAGCTACCAAAAGTTTTCAGAAGAGGTGTGCCGCTGGCTGTACGTATTTGTCGGTCGTCTGTGCTTTGACACGGGTGACCTGGACTCGTGGCAGGTGATCCCCTTCTTGAAGGGTATCGCTCGCAGCGGCAAGTCGACCATCATCACCAAGGTGTGCAAAAAGTTTTACGACAATGAGGATGTGCGCACGCTGTCCAACAACATCGAGAAGAAGTTTGGTCTGTGGTCGATCCACGACGGTTTCATGTTCATCTCGCCAGAGGTGAAGGGTGACTTGGCGCTCGAGCAGGCGGAGTTTCAGTCGATGGTGTCCGGTGAGGATGTGTCGATCGCACGCAAGAATGAAAAGGCGCTGAGCATGACGTGGAATGTCCCGGGTATCCTCGCGGGTAACGAGGTGCCGGGTTATCGCGACAACTCGGGGTCAGTCCTGCGTCGTCTCGTGACGTGGAACTTTGGTAAGCAGGTGGCTCGCGCAGATCCAAAGCTGGATGAGAAGCTCGAGAGTGAGATTCCAGCCATTCTGTGCAAGTGCGTACGGGCCTATCTCGAGTATGCCCAGCGTCACAACGGCGAGGATATCTGGAACGTCCTGCCCGAGTATTTCAAGTCGGTCCAGAATGAGGTGGCCAAGCTGACCAATCCGCTCCAGCACTTTCTGTCGTCCGAGAAGGTGGTCTACGGCCCGGAGCACTTTGTGCCTCAGAAGATCTTCGTCCAGATGTTCAACCAGCACTGTACCGAGAATCTGCTCGGTCGGTGTCGCTTCAACCCAGACACGTACGCCGGACCATTCTCGTCGCGCGAGATTGAGGTTCGGAACAACACGTGTTCGTACAAGGGTCAGGCGCTCACGGCTCAGCCGGTTATCTATGGTCTCGACGTGGTGATGACTGACATGGCACAAGATGTCTAAGGACTAGGCTGGTCTATTTCGTATGATTCTTGACTATGCCCCTATTGATGCAGAATGGGACCCACCGCGTATAGTATCTTCGATTCTCACCGTGAACGAGTGTCAAGACACTATACGCCAAAGCGACCCGTACTTCACAAAAAGCACAGAGTACACGGCCGATATACGTAAAGATGTGACAAAAAATAGAACGAGCGAATCAACCATGCTTGAAAGAAGCAATCCCGTGGCTCAGAAGATCATCACAAAAGCGGCTGAGCTTGCAGGTGTACCCGTAGAGAATTGCGAAGATGTACAAGTTGTCCGGTACAAGCCGGGAATGTACTACAAACCTCATCATGATGCATGTTGTGACGATACAGGTGAGTGCGTTCAGTTTGCTCAGGAAGGTGGTCAGCGCATCGGAACTCTGATAGTCTACTTGAATGAAGACTTTACCGACGGAGAGACGCATTTCCCGAAATACAATAACCTGAAACTCAAGCCCCCGACAGGGAATGGGGTGTTTTTCAGACCGCTCGGCACGACAGATAGGCGATGTCACCCATTAGCACTTCATGCAGGACTCCCGACGAGCCGAGGCATGAAGTACATATGCACTGCGTGGGTACGTGAATTTTCTGTGCCTATAGCAGAATGAGCAACTCGCCATCGCGAAACGCAGCCAGGCGTATCGTCAACCAGGTGATCAAAAAGGCGACCGCGTCAGAACGGATAAAGAAGGTCCTAGGGAACGTCGCCGCGCGTCGCGCGGCTGGTACGGTCGGCACGACGTACAATGGGTCGGAATTTTCACTCTCGCCCGTTGAAATCACGGGACGCACGGTGTCGTTTACGATTCCGTTCTCGCGGTTTCAAGTTCCGGCGAAACTGCCAGCCGGCTTCGTCTCGATCGACGGTCGTCATATTCTAAGTGGTCAAGTCGTCGCGCGCGTCACAAAGACGGGCATTCTAGGAAACCTCGATGATGTCAAGCACTGGTTCGTAAAGACGTCCGCAGGGTTTGCACTCGTCCACGCGGGTGGTACAGTTCAGATCACGGCACCGAATACAATCGGACGCGTCACCGCACAGCTCGAGCGCATCATGCCCGGAATTCTCGCGTCGGCCAGTCATGCCCGCGTGACCAAGTTTGACGCTCGGCTCAAAGTGAATCGCTACATAAATCCGGAACGATTTGTATCGAGTTTCGCGCGCGAAATCAGTGGTAGTAAAGGAAGTGTTTCGTACGAACCCGAACTGAACGTAAATCGTATCTCCATCAAGTGGAAATCTCCCGCCATGACGCTCATGGTCTACATGTCGGGTCTCATTCAGGTGTTTGGTGCGTCAAAGCCAGCCGATGCCCAAAAGGTGATGGCTGAGATTTTCAACAAGACAGTCGCGCATGCCGATATTTTCAAGCGTGAATCCTATTTGAACTTTACGGGTCGTCGGGTCGTCGGCGGTTTTGCCGGTACATCATATCACGCGCCGTCAAAGAATCTAAAGGCGGCACGAGGTGCCGCCGCCAAGCTCAACGTACGTCACGCGCGCGTCAGTGGGTACAATCACGTCCCGGGCCCCGGTCAGTACGTTCGTCCGGGACCGAATGGCGTTCCACGTCTGTACAACATCAAGGGGAACATGTCACTCTCGGCCACCAAGATCACCAAGGCGTACGAAAAGGCGGGAGTGAACATGCCGCAGTACCTGAAGAACATGCTCGGCAGCGCCTTTGTGTTTTACGGTGCATCCAAGGGGGCGAATCGGGCCGCCAATTGGAACGCCAAGAAGAACGGGCACTATGTCGCACCTGGCCCGGGTAAGCAGCCCCACTTTTACAAGGTGCCCAAGGATCTCAAGGCGGGTTACGCAACAGCCCGAAAGCGCTACAACGATGCGGGTGTCAACATGCCCGTGCACGTCCGCCGAAACATCTTCGGCCGGAACAACAACGGATCGCCAAACGCAGGTGGAGCGGCGGGGGGATCCAACAACCATACGGTCCAGAACAACAAGGTGAACGGCAAGTCGTACAAAAAATTGACAACCGCTCAACTTGTCGCCGTGGCGCGCAATCTGGGCAATGTAGGGGCAAACGTCGCCATGACCAAAGCGGTACTTTTCGAGCGGATAAAGAGCCGCGCGACCGTAAAGTCGGCATCACCAGCCCGTGCAGCAAACGTAACAGTGAATGGACGGGTGTATACGTTCAGCAACGACCCATTGAACCAGCGCATCATACGTAACGGGCGGAAACGCGTATTCAGTACCTTGCCAAAAGAAGAGCGGGAAGCAATCGCGCGCGCGTACCTTGGAAACAACTACTCCGCGGTCAAGTCAAAGAACTGGTACAACACCATGCGTGGAAAGAAACTGTACCCGAACGCCTGAGCAGGCTAGCGCGCTACCGGGCAATCTTGAGCACGTCAAACACCTTGTAGACCATATTGTACAGCTCGTGGCGCGTCTCGGGAACGCGGATGAGCTCAAGCTCAACCTGGTACTCCGTCTCATTCTCCGAGTCGGGGTCATCGGGATCCCCGGATACGGCCGTCACGTCGATCCGGAGATCTTTGCGCAGAAACGATGCGCGCTTACGGTTGCGCACCTTCGTGTACTCTTCATCCTCGATGTGGTCGCATGGCGTCTCGGTCGACACACCGAGCCGAACGTCAAAGAGCTCACCCTTCAGGGACACGTCATCGACGAGCACGCGCTTCTTGATGACGCACTCGGTAATGTCCCCCTTGACATTGTCGTAGGTGACGCGCCGATTGCGATCATAGTAAAAATTGCTCGTGTCCGTCTCTTCGACGTGCTCCCACTCCTGGTACTTTTTGAGGCGCCGAAGCACCTTGTCGTACGTGTCCTTCGTGACGTTCGTATCAAACGAACCACGGTTCAGCTTGCCGAACCGAATCTCAATCTCGCGACCAGTTCCGGCGTTGGCGCGAATAATGTCGTGCCAGCGATCAAAGAAGGCGTCCATGGTGCTCTCTACTTGTTGTTCCGACGCGCATTGGCTTTAGGCGTACGCCAACATGCGTTGAGTTTTTTATCCGGCAGTCAGCGTCGGTTGAAAAGCTTACGGACCATCCCGCTATTTAGTTCCTTAAGAGCTCGTTGTGTCTTGGCCGCGATACCGGTGTTGCCGGTCCTTTTGGCCAGCCTGAGCAGTCCAGCCGTCACCATCAAATTATGGTTATCCGGGTGTGTACGCTTATAGCGACGCGCTGTGCGGGGGCTACGAGGGGTATAGTTCTTCACTGGCTTCGTCATTGGTATTTATTAGCTACATTTTTATTTGTCCGTAGGACGCCGACTGGTACAGATAAAAGTTCTGGGGCCGTGTAGACTAAATGCCAAAGGGTCTCGCAAACCTCGGCAACACCTGCTACCTGAATTCGGCGCTCCAATGCCTGTCCCACGTTCCTGAACTGACGAACCGTTTGCTTAAGACGCCGTATGAGGGGCCGTGTGACGTGACGCGCGAGTACTCGACGCTGATCAGGGGCATGTGGCGCAAGGGCGAGGAGGCTGATCCACGCGCATTCCACGCGGCGTTCACTGCCAATCAGCCGCACGACGTTCAAGAGGTGGTGCTATCGCTGATTGACACCTTTGAGCGCGCACTCGGTGTCGGGTTCGTCCAGTCAATCTTCAACGGCACGGAGACACAGGAGGTCACGTACCCGAAAGGTGTCTCGAAGAAGGAGCACGACATTACGACCGTGGTGGTATGTCCGACGGCCCAGAATCAGACGCTCGACGAGCTGCTGCAACGACGTGAAAAGTACGAGGCGTTTTCGGGCTATATCGACGACGCCGGCGAAGAGTACAACGCGGCCGTCACGCGTACGATCGTGACCAAGTGGCCGTCTATAGTCATCGTGTCCTTCAATCAGTACGATGCCAAATACGTGGTCCGCGTCCCGCAACAACTTCCTGGCCATTCGCTATTTGGTCTCGTGGTTCATTACGGATCGACCGGTGGCGGACACTACGCCGCCTACGTCAAACACAAGGGGGTTTGGCGGTACGTCGACGATGACTCGGTCGTAGAGCATGACCCACCCGAGGCGGCCGAATACTACATGGCATTCTATAAGGAGAAGCGCGTCGTACAATGAAAAGATGTACATCACGCACTCGAACATCCTGCGATCGTGTCAAGCGATTTTCATACCGCTTCAGCCATTTTCGTACAATACAGGTGACCGTATCGCAATTCGAACGAATCATCTCGAGATTTTCTTCAAAACGGTCCGGATCGATAAACCATGCCACTTGATCACGGGGTTTACCGATTATCCGATTGAACTATTCTTTCGAACTGGAGAGTTTGTCCAGATTATCGAACATCCAAATATTCTCTCGTGGTCCGCGATGAACACGACTCTGACACATCCAAAGCTGACACATCTCGAGTACGGTCTCTACGACCACGTCATTGATTATTACGCGAAAAATGCCGATCGTCTCAAAAAGATTCCGAAAAAGGATGACGTGTTTTACTCCTTCTCGGTGGAGTGGAACCGTCCCGAACGTGAAAGTCTCCCAAACTCGAAGCGCATTCCGCTCGGCGACTATGCAAACACTATGGCGTCGTACAAGTATGTGTACTGCCCCATGGGTCTAGGGATGGATTGTTCCAAGGTGTACGAGGCGATTGCATGCGGGTGTATCCCGATTGTAAAGGTGCCGGCCGAGTTTGCCGAGACGTACCGGCGATTCAACTTTGTGTGCGTACCTGGTACGTGCAACGTCCTCGTAGGAATTCTCGACTCGCCCGACTTTGTGTACAAGTACGTATCGCCGTACATCCCGGGGACGACGATCGACAACTCGCTCGAGCTATGCACGTTCGACGGCGAGCTGTACCGCGACCAGAAGTACCTCGATGAGGCGGTGTTCCCTGGATGGAAGCACTACAATGATAACGTGTTGCGTCACGGGTTCCAGGGTCTGCGACTCGTTCAAAAGTAGGTTTTGTCCACACAGGTCAGTCGCGCGCGACACCCTCGGTACGTTTATGTCCTTCGAGGAGGCTGCCCGAATCGCGACTCGCGCAAACATGGATGCCAAGCTCGCCGCCACCATTGCCAAGTTTCGCGCGTCGACGGAGAAGATCAAGGCGGCGCGACCGACGACCAAGATGACCGAGTACGTCGTGCCCAAGAATGCCGATCCGCCCACTGCTGCTGCAAAGCGCGCCGCCGCGCCAAAGAAGGAGGGGCCCAAGTGCCACGCCGTAACGCTCGAGGGACGCAAGTGTCAGTTTGGCGCAACGTGTGGGATGTTTTGCAAGAAACATTTCTCGATGATGTAATAGATGCCACTGTTTGTCAATGCGATCAGTCAACCCGCGTCCTTTACAATATCGCTCGCCGCTTTGTCTCCCGTATCTGGTGTTGCATGGACATCAGCTGGCGTCCCGCCAGGTATCCAGTACACGACATCAGACGATACAGGTATCACCTTCACTGCGTTTCCGTCATTTGTAAATAACAAATCTTCAATGAGCGTCCGAGCGACGCTCGAAGATGCCACGACGGCCACTGCGACTTTTGCAATTAGCTCAGGATCATCAGCGCTTTTACCTGCGGCGAGTACGTTCACACCTCTTCCCGTGACATCGGGACTCGCTGCACAGTATGACGCGGCGAGTTGGAATAACGCCCTGCAGGTTTGGCAGGATCGCTCCGGTAATGGTAATAATACATCGCCCGAGGATGTCCGTGGCACGATCAACTACGACTCGACCAACGGGTTTTTGTTCGGAACAACCACGGCCGGAATTCGATTCCCGGCGTCAATTGTCAACTCGACCGAGTACACCTTTATCCACTTGGCCAAGTACAACAATGGCGTGAAACAGCGCATTTTCCAAGGCGTCACGAATGACTGGGCTTCTGGCTTTATCGGTGGAAAAGCTGGCGTCGCGTTCCATAATGGGTACATTACCCAGTCGGCTTCTGACCTCTACAACTACAACTGGGTCATCTCATCCGACCAACTCAACAAGTACCGGGCACAGAGTGTCGATTTCACGACAGGCACGGCGGGCTCACCGGGCTATGGACGTATCGGGCTCAACTATGGACTCAAAACCGCCGAATATTCAAACTGGGCAGTTGCCGAAGTGCTCGTGTACAATCGGATCCTCACAGATGTCGAACTCGCGAGCGTCGAAAACTACCTTCGAACCAAATATCTCTTTTTGTCGATCCAGTTTGACACGACATCCGGGTCGTCGTTCACTGTCCCGCAGGCGAACCAACAGGCGTCAGTCGGCACAGTCGAATGGTCCTACAAAACTCCCCTGCCACCCGGAGTGACATTCACGGGATCGACGCAACTCGGTGCTTCGTTCGTCATTGCGTCTGGAACTTTGCTCGAGAACCGACCGTTTGTCATCACGGCATCTGGAAACGGGGGACAATCATCAAAAAATTTCAATCTGCTGGCGGCATCCCGTGCCCTGCTCACCACACCAAACATCGCGATCGATACGACGAACGCAAACACGTTTACGGTTGCTCAGACGGCGAACGGGACGGGCTCAATCACGTGGGCCTACTCGACCCTGCCGCTCGGCGTCTCATTCGCGTCGAGCGCGACGAGTCGTATCGTATTTTCGGTAGCGACGCAGACGGTCGTTGCGCCGACGCCAATCACAATCACGGCGACGAATGTACTTCGAACGCCGACGCGTCAGACATTTACATATGGCGCGGGTGTAAAGCCGGTACTGACGCTCGTATCCGCAAACCCCGTAGCGTCACTCGATTCGTCGAGCTCAAAGACGTTTCAGGTGACGCAGGCGATCGTAGACGCCTTTACCGGTGGCATCGCGTGGGTGTTTTCAACCTTGCCGACCGGTCTCTCCGTCACGACGACGAACGGTGCCGCGACATTTACACTCGCGACTGGTTCGGTCATAGCGCTTCAGACGGTGACGGTGACTGCGACCAACCTCGGCGGCGTATCGACCGTCCTGACGTTTCAAGTTGGTGCGGCGACGAAGACGGTGCTTGCGTCCCCTGATCGACTTCTCAACACGGTATCTGTGGCACAGTTTACAATCACGCAGTCGGCACTCAACACTGGTTCTATCGCATGGTCATACACCCTGCCGACCAACGTCACCTTTGTCAGCTCGGGTTCGACTGGTATCACGTTCCAGGTGGCGCGTGGTCTGGTTGTCCCGAGTCAGACGTTTACCGTGACGGCGACCAACTCGGTCGGCACGCCCACGTCGCTATCAATCACGCTCGGCGCCGGTGCACCTCCGACGCTCGGAAATCCAGGGAACTTGATTCTCAATACGACGGTCATCAACCAGTCGTTCACCATAACGCAGGACAGAACGCCCTCTGGCACGGGCGCAATCGCGTGGACGATTACACCTGACCCGGGGACGTTTCCAACCGGCGTATCCGTCTCGTCCCAGAATGATTACGGGACGACCATCACCATTCTCGTGGGGTCCGTTTTGCCATACCAGGAATTTACTTTTACCGCGACTGCAATCAGTGGCTGGACTGCCCAGCGCGTCCTGAACGTCGGTGCTTCATCGATCGTCCAGCTCCAAAGCCCGGGTGACCCTCAACTGCTCGACACGACGATCCAACAGACGGTGACGATCGCGCAAATTTACAATCCGGTACTCACCGGCCCCGTCACGTGGACCATCACCCCGTCGTCATACCCAGCCGGCGTGAGCATCACGACCCAGACGGACAGTCAGACTATTTTCACGTTCGCACCCAACTCATACCTGGTGCGTCAGCAGTTTACCGTGCTCGCTCGATCGGCCGGCGGTCTCGAATCTCAGATTCAGTTTGATGTCGGCGCGGCTGTCAAGCCAGTCATCGGGACGATCGTACCAGCCCCCGTGTCCGGCACGATTACACTCAACACGTACACGGGTGCCAAGACGATCGTCATTCCACAGACGGTCAGTCCATCATACACGGGTGCCATCACATGGTCGACCGTCCCGACGACTCTTCCTGGAAGTACAACGAAGGCGCCACTGGACACGTCACTCACACTTACAGTTCCCGCTCAGCCGACCGGAGTGATTCACCCGTCGACGACGACATTTGTCATCACGGCGACAAACCCGCTTGGAAACTCGACCAGTACGACGTTCAACGCGTTCGCGCCGCGCATTCCGTCAGTCAATGACGTGTCGCCTTCGACTCGAACGATCGACGTGTCGTCGGCCGCTTATACATCAATCACGGCGTCCCAATCGGCGACAGATGCCACGCCAGTCACATGGTCATATTCACCGACGACGTCCGGGGTCACGATCGACTCGAACGCTCTCTTTACGATTGCCCAGGCGACCTACTTTGTCGCAACGACGTTCACAGTCACTGCGACCAACTCGGTCGGTTCCACATCATCAAAATCATTCACCGTGACGACACCAGCGCCACCCGTCATAAACACTGGGTCGCCGACCTCACCTCAGACGATCGACGCCTCGACGGGTGCACAGACACTGACATTCACAAATACGGCGTCGCTCACCGGAACACTCACGTGGTCACTCCCCGGGACGCCAACCACGGGTGTCTCCATCAACTCGGGGTCAGGTGTACTCACGATCGCCCAAGGGACGTTTTTCCCCGCAAAGGCGTTCACGGTCCGGGCAACCAACCCGGTTGGTGTGTTCAATGAGCGTTCAGTCACGCTTACGACGCCTGCTATTCCGACCGTGACATCAGCCACTGTGTCCCCCCAAGTGCTCGAGGTTTCACTCGGACCAAAGACGATTCAGTTTACACAGAGCACAGCGGACGTCGGGACCGTCACATGGTCATATTCACCGACGACGTCCGGTGTTACGATCGACTCGAACGGTCTCTTGACGATCGACCAGGGAACATACTTTACGGCGACGGCGTTCACGATCTCGGCGACGAACGCTGTCAACAAGACGGGTACGCTACCGATGAACGTCACGACACCCGCGCCGCCAGTAATTGATACATCAGCCCCGACGTCACCCCAGACAGTCGATGTGTCGACCGGGGCTCAGACGTTCTCGTTCACAAACACGGCATCGCTCACCGGAACGCTCACATGGTCTTACACGACGACGAGATCCGGTGTTACCATTGGTGCGAGCAGTGGTGTGCTCAGCATCACTCAAGGGACATACTTTACGTCAACGACGTTTGTGATTCGGGTCGTCAACCCGGTCGGTATCGCAAGTACACGATCATTCGTCGTGACGACCCCGACACCGCCAGTCATCACCGGACCGACATCGACAGGTGTGATTGTCGCCGGTGCTGGATCTGGCGGAATTCCGCGCATCTACGTGAACAACAGCACGGCGTCCAAGACTGTGACGATCACACAGACGGCGACAAACACGGGCACGATCACGTGGTCTGGCACGGGAAGTCTCCCGACCGGCGTCACCAAGACGACTGAGAACAACACGACGCTCACATTTACTATCGGGACAACCGCGGTTCTACGCCCAGCCGCTTCGGCATTTGCCCGAACAAACAATGCGACCAATCCAGCTGGGAAGGCGGCGACAGCAATCTCGTACGACGTGTTTACGCCGCAGACGCCCGCCCTCGGAACACCGAGTCCGGCACCTGTACTCGGACAAATAACACTTGACACATCGACGACACAAAAAACTATCACGATTGATCAAACTGTCGCCGTGGAAAACACGGATCCGATCACATGGACGTACCCGCCACTCGGGACGGGTATAACCGTCACGACGAGCACGACGGGCAATGGCCAGCTAGTGGCGACCGTAGCAGCCGGTACGTTTGTTGCACCGGCGGCATCCGTATCGATAAGTGCTGCGAATCGCGCCGGCATGTCGTCGGCCACAACGACATTCAATTTGTTTGTACCGCAACTGGCTGTCATCACTGACGTGAATAAAACCGGCTTTACAGCAACTCTGAACAGCAGCGCTGTTACGATAGCGCTGAACACACAGACAGTCAGTCAGAAATTCTATGTAAGTCAGACGAGAGCGTCGGGTCGAAGTGGAATCGTTTGGTCAACATCGCCGAACGTCGCGTCACTCCTCGCGAGTGGTATCACGTATACCGAGACTGCTACAACAGTAGACGCCGGTGAAAATGTCACCGTCGGTGGTCTGACATTTACAGTCGCGCAAGGTCAGAGCATTAATGCACTTGCGATCACCGTGACGGCGACGAACGGCGCCGGTGTAGCCGTCAATAGAACATTCACTGTGTACGCTGGAAATCCACCATCGCTGTCGGTGGTGGGAGCGGGCGTGATTGACACGACGAGCGCCAAGACAATCACCGTGACAAACAATGGCGGGACAACCCCTGGTATATCATGGAACACTCCCGTGTTTCCTACGGGTGCGACTGAGTCAAGCAAAACGAATAGCCAGTACGTCATTGCCGTCGCAGCGAATAGCATATTTGCAGAGACCAATATCACAGTCGAGGCAACAAATACTGGTGGCATCGGTTCGTCGCCCAGTACGTTCAGCGTCACAGCGAATAAGACGCCAGTCGTGACGACACCCGGAACTCAAAATTTTGATACGACGAGTGCTGCTGGCACGTTTACAGTTTCACAGACGAGCGGCGGTACAGGTATTGCATGGTCGATCAAAAAGAGTGACGGAACTGCAGCCCCTGCATCGATCACTCTGTCCGCGTCGTCTACTGATGCCCTGGCTACCTACAGTATACCACAGGGCACGACGCTTGCCGCGACGAACATCGTCGTCACGGCGACGAATATAGCAGGAGCAACTTCGACGACCGCATTCAGTGTCGCATCATTCTATTACGTAGCACCGACAATAACAGCCACATCACCTTCACCTACTTTAACAGGTGTATCAACGTCTGGAAATACGACTGTCGGTACAGCAACCGTTACAAACTCTGCGGCCGCTGGAGAGGTCACATGGTCTTTCAGTCCCGCGACAACGGGTGTCTCGATGAGCGGATCTAACCTTATATACGGCTCGCAAGTACTTCTTTCAACTTCCACGTACACCATCACGGCGACAAATTCGGCTGGGTCGGGAACTGCAACTGTCACTGTAGGGCGGTCGTACATGGATTTACAAGGTGCCACGTTGTTCGGGCGCAACGACGGTGCTTTCTATAGATATGGTTCAGGGTCACTTACGTCGGCATATACGCGAACCGTGAATACGCTCATCATCGGTGGAGGCGGCGGAGGCGGAAACGGTGTTGATACACAGTTTGGCGCGGCATATGCGTGTGGCGGTGGAGGCGGGGCGGGTCAAGTACGGGTAGGAACGTTCAATCTGGTAAACGGAACAACCTACAATTACTATGTAGGCGATAGCGGAAATCCATACACTGTTCCCAACACGGGTACACCTGCGCAGGCGACATGGTTCAGTGTTGCAAGCGGCGCGACATTAGCGGCGGCTGGTCAAAATGGCATTTTTGCAACGGCAGGAGTATCGAAAAAGGGTGGTAACAGTGGAAGTGGACAGTTGGGGGGTAACCCCGGAGGAGCTTTCGCCGCGGGCGGAGGCGGCGGCAATTCCGGCGTAGGAGGAAACGGTTCCGGTAGTACAGGCGGTGCAGGTGGATCTGGGACTTCTACAGTGTTTGGCAGTTTTGGCGGCGGCGGCGGCGGCGGCGGCGGAACTAGCGGCCCGGCATCTTCAGGGGGTGGCATCGGTGGTCAGGGTTTCGGGGGAGGTTACGGAACCCCTGGTACCGGCGGCGGTGGCGGCGGATCAAATGGTGGTCCCAGCTACCCCGAACCGACCAACCTCGGTGGCTATGGTGGTTCGGGTCGGATCATTTTATACGCATAAAGTATGCAGATCTGGAAGTGGCTCTTGCTCCTCGGTTTGCTCTTTCTCATCACGTACAATCCGAGCACGCGTACAATGTCCAAATATTTTGATGAGTCTACAGTAGAGACGGAGAATGTCTACATCTCCGCAAGGCCCTCGCGAGAGGCACAAAGCAATAGCGGTCCCGGTGACGATGATCGGTGATCGTCCACATATGCTCCTCGTTCATGACCGCCGGTACAAGGAGTGGACGTTTGTCACAGGCGGATGTCGACGACGCGAGGTGTACAACCCCCTCCGGTGTGCCATCCGTGAACTTCACGAGGAAACCAGGGGGATCATCGACGTCAAGAGCGGGTCGTACACGTACTTTCGCTTCACGACCAACTATAAAGGTCCAGGGGATACCGAGGCCGACGCCGACACGGTGAGTGTCTACCACGTCTACGTCCTCGACCTCCCCATGACTGCCATAGAGCAAAAGTACACGATCCAGCGATTCAACGAGGAGAAGAACAAGATGGAAACGTCCCAGGTGCCCTTCAAGAAGAATCACGACGAAAACACGGCGATGATATGGGACACACTCGAGGGCATCACGGCACGTAAGGATCTATGGATCCTGATCCGGGAGTGCATCCTCAACAATCCAGATTTCCCAAAGGCGCTCCACGCGTCCCAGAAAACGTCATTTTATCTCCGTTCATAAAACAGGGATGACCAAACCAAAGCGTGCTTTTGCTGAGATGCTCGTGGCTGCACGGGGATCCGGCGACGTCGATGACATCTGCGAGAACATGAACCTCATGGATATCATATACGAATTGAAACGTCTCGAGAAGGAGGAGCCCGACCCGATCCCAGAGCCACCCAAGGCGCCCGAACCAGAGCCAGAGCCACCCAAGGCGCCCGAACCAGAGCCGGTACGCGAGCCACCCCAGCGCGTGTTCAGACCGAGCTTTTGGAGTCGGCTCGCATGTGACGATGAATCCCAAGACTAATTTCTTGACATTTTTATAATGACGATCAAGTTCAAAAAGTGGCACATTGCGACAGCTGTCGCCATTGTCGCGATTGTCATCCTGATCGCAGTCCTGTTTGGTCGGAAACGCGAAAACCTGACGCCGTGCCCGTCTATACCACCAGGGGATGCACTCACGTCGTTCACCCAAGACACTAGCAACTGTACCGTGACGTGTATGACAATCGATCCGAATGCGACAGTCGCGCGTGAGCCCGGTGGCCCGTGTCGCTCGACGTGTAAGCCGGGTTACGTAAAGTCGGCGACAACCGGTGCATGTACAGTTTCGACCCAAGTTTCCAACGCCGTGATCGATAACATGAAACTTGAGCTCATGAACCTGACCGATCCGGATATGAAACGGCAAATGTCAGCTCAGATTGCCTCAATGGAGGCTCAACTCAAAGTGGCGACCACTCCCATGGCTTAGAAGAATCCCGGGCTACACTAATAAGATGGCGGTCGTGATTTCTAAACCACCTCGACTTGCACCGACCCAAACCAGTTACGGAAGTCGACGTCTGTATACGCTTCATTCGAACCCGAATGATGTTTTCGCGTGGCGCATCGACGATCAGCGTGTCAAAACTGCGACGGTTGCGTTTCGTCGCAGGAATGACGCTGCGCTCATGGCGTATATGATCGAGCGGCATGTCAAACAGGAGAACAGGTGGCCGGATGTTCTCGTGGTGGACAATGCATTCAGTATTTTTGGCGGGAAAGTGAACCCCGTACAGGAGAATAGTCTAATTGAAGTGCGCTCATGGAACATGGATTCGCTCCAGGTGTTTTGTGTCGATGCATACCTCGATCTCATCGTGCTCAACGAGCTCGGCGAGCAGCACAACAGCAAGTACAAGCTGACGGGTGATGTCATCAAACTGTCCGTACCGGATGAGTACTATGCGCTCAAGATTGCCGAGCTCTACGCTCGTCCGAGTTTCGTGAAGGAGCCCGCGCTTGACGACGAGTGATCACTCTTCAGCGACGGGTGCCATGGGAATGTACGCCTTCCCGGTCAGCACCGCCTTGGAATACGCCATGGCAATGACAAAGTGAATGTGAGGCCAATCGAGAGCCTCCACCTCATTCACTTTGACACCCATAGGGTTTCCCTGAATCTCACGAACCAGTTGCTGATGCTTGTTTGCATCTCCGAGTGTGTCAGCCATGACTGTCATCTTCTGCAGCCATTTGACGTGGATCTCGTTCATCGGAACGAACGCCTTGATAAACTTGGATGTGATGGTGACGGCAGCCATTATGTCACTTGACCCCTAATACTTTAAGTCACGACGAGTCATACACGCGACGAGCTCTTCGAATGTAATCTTCGGAGTCCACCCGGACAGTGTACGGAATGCCGACGAATCACCGATGAGCGCATCCACCTCGGCCGGTCGGTAGAATGCCGGATCGATCATCACCATCGTATCACCCGTCAGGGCGTTGATACCAACCTCGTCTTCACCTGTACCCCTCCACTCGATGACGACGCCGATCGTCTTGAATGCGAGATCGACAAACTCACGAACAGAGTGCGTCTCGCCGGTCGAGACGACATAGTCACTCGCGGTCGGCAACTGAAGCATGTGCCACATCGCCTCGATATAGTCGCGCGCATGACCCCAGTCACGCTTGGCATCCAGGTTCCCAAGCCGGATCGGAAACTTGCGATCACCGATCGCCTTGGTAATCTTGCGTGTCACAAACTCTTCGCCGCGACGTTCCGACTCGTGATTGAAAAGAATGCCGGTACATGCATACATGCTGTACGCCTCACGGTAGTTTTTCGTGATCCAGTAGGCGAACACCTTGGAGACGCCGTAGGGGCTTCGAGGCCAAAACGGCGTCTTTTCCGTCTGGGGCGTCTCTTGTACCTTGCCAAACATCTCGGACGTACCCGCCTGGTAGAACCGGAAACGCGCGTCGTTCACCTGGCGGATCGCCTCGAGCCAACGGAGCGCCCCGAGCGAGTTGACGTTCGACGTCCACTCGGGCTGCTCGAACGAAACCTTGACGTGCGACTGAGCCGCCAGGTTGTACACCTCGATCTGGTCCCAGTGAGTCGCGGCGGCAAGTTCCTGGATCAGCGTCGTGATCCGCAGTGAATCAGTCATGTCGCCGCGGACGATGTGGAATTTGGGGTGTTCCAGAACCTCCGTCGACAGACGCTCCATTTTCGTCTCGCTCGTGTACCGTGCAAACCCGTACACCGTATACCCCTTCTCAAGCAGAAACTCGGCGAGGTAGGAACCATCCTGACCGGTAACACCCGTGATGACAGCCGCCACGGACATATATCTTTATCAGGTCTTCAAGCCTTTAACGCCTGCGACGAGATCGGCGACCCTGAGTGCCGTGTACGCGAGCGGCTCGATCGGGTACTCTTCTTCAACACCAAGGAACACCGGCTCGTCCTCGACATATGGAAGGTATCGCGGCACCACGACGGGTTGTTCCCGTGGTGTAAGAAGCAGGGATAGCATGTACACGAACTGGAGCTTTTGCCAATAGGTCATCTTGGTAGGTATGCGATGGAGATCCCACAGTGCTCTCATCATCTAAACTTTCGGGACGTTTTTAATCCATGTGGGACAACGAGGGTACGCGCCTTTTGCGTGAAGTGATTCTGCCTCGACTCGACGCCCATGAGAACGAGCTCCGTGAACTGCGTAGCGTGACATGGCCTGTATGTCAGGGTATTTTGGACAAGCAGATGCCGTTCAGAAACATTGACAAGAAGCGCCGGTTCCTACGCTGGCTTGACGTTGACGAAATTCGACAGCTCATCGGACTCAAATCACGGTATTGTGGTACGGACAACGTGTCGGCCGAAGAGGAACTCCGTATGATCACAGTCGTTCCCAACCAGGGGGCATGACCGTATCGGGCGGTGTCAGAATGAGCTTCGTACGTCCATCGTGATGGTACCCCTCTTTGATGAAACGCTCATAGTCGTCCAGCGTCTGATGTTCGTGCCGCCCTGGATCCTTGGCGTGCGCGTATGTGTGAAGCTTCGTGTCGATGTGCTTCGCGTCTCCAAAGCTGCTCATGTGCCACCCGGCGTACGGAATGTGAGGGAACCGCCATCGGTGATCACGGAAGAAGTTGGGTCCGAGCGTCCGGTACTCGCGTGCATGTGTCATGACCGTGCCGAACCACGGCTCACCCGTGAACGTATACTTGAACGAGTACTCGAACATGTGCATGTGACACGTCGTCGTACGACCGTGGAGCATCTTGGCCACGGTCATGTTTGGAATCTCATCCACGTCAGAAATCATCACGGTCGCGTCGTCGGGTACACCCTCAAGTCCTTCCAGTGAACAGTGTCGTTGGTACTTTTCGCGCGACCACGGATTCTCGTCGGTCGGCATGTTTCGTGCGACGACGTGCGTAATCTTATGGGCCCACTCGGCGTAGCGCTCCTTGTTCTGCTCGTAGATGAGCTCCTTGGATGTCCCGGCGTGGGTCACCTCCGACTCGACGAGCACGAAACGATCGACGTACGGGTCAAGCAAAGTGAGTCGGAGCGCGAGCACGTCGAGCTCGTTGTAGAACATGAAACAGTCGACCAACATCTAAAACAAAAGCGAGTCTTTATTTTAGATGTTTGTGACACAGGCGAGTCACCGCGATGCATGCGATGTGGTTTGGCCGATCGAACCCGAGGCTGGTCAACGTCTCTTTGTCAAGACGGACTATCTGGTTGACTACTTCACGCGATCAGGGGGACTCCCCGTGCATACACTCGTGACTGGTCTGAGCGACTATTCACCGAGCACGTTCATGTCTGACGATCAGATTCATGCCTTTTTGGACCGATCAAACATCACGGAATGGTACGCCCAAAACGTGTGTACGGTGCACCCCAAGCTGAAGCATCTCCCGATCGGTCTCGAGGACACGCCGTCGAAACTTGACTTTTGTGCCAGGTATGGACAGGAACTCAGGGACACGCCCAAGACTGAAACCGTCTATACAAACTTTAGTCCGGCGACGAACCCCCATGAACGCAACTGCTTCGCCACGTCATCCGGTCCAAAGGTTTCGTTCGAAGAGTACATGCGAACCATGGCGACTCACAAATACGTCATGTGTCCGATGGGGAACGGGGTCGACACGCACCGATTCTGGGAAGCCCAGGTGTGCGGGTGCATCCCGATTGTGCGTTGTCCCAAAGAGTTTCTGGCGACGTACGTTGACGTACCGTACATTTCAATTCCAGGCATTTGTCACGCTCGCCTCGGTCACCCCAACCTCGTCGTTCAGCGCGAGTCCATCTTTGCACAGAATCGACCACCCGTTTCGGTCGTTTCCGTGATACAAAACCATCCACTCGCCCGAGGCGAGCATCTCGCGTAAGACCGAGTCCGTCTTGACGGTGAACGTGTCGTCGAGCGCAACGTACTTTGGATTCTTCGTCTTGACCGCCGCCCAGTCACCCACGCCTGAAAACTCCCCGCCGTCAATGACGACAAAGTCGATCGTCTCGGGCAAAGTGCCGATCGTCGTCTTTTCAAAGTTGGCCTGTTCACCCGCGTACCATGAACGCCAGTCGGCGCTCGAAATGTTTGAATAGTTTGGGCTGGCTTCAACCTCTGCGTGCGTCATCATGGTTTCAGCCAGACGCGCCTTTTGCAGTGTCACGAACGAGGTGTTCTTCCAGACGCTTTCGGCCCGGGCAAACATGATATCGTCCACCTCAAAGCTGTACACGTGGCCACCCTGCTTCGACGTCAGTCCGGATACGATGCACTGTGTCGTCCCGAGACCGTTCCATGCGCCAATGTCGACGCAGATGTTGACATCCGGACGACTGCAAATGTCACGAATGGCGCGTCCGAACGACGTGTCAAGATTGACCTGACCCATATAAAAAGAATACCGGTATTCTTTTTATATGGTGCTCATCGAAGTGTCACCGGGCGACGTCGCTGACCGCATCTCCATCCTGAAGATCAAGGCGGAGTACTTTACCGACGAGACGAAGAGTGAGCACGTCTCCAACGAACTGGCCATTCTCGAGCCGCACCTGACTGTGCCGATCGACGAACTCTACGCCGTGAACAAGATCATTTGGGACGTCGAGAACGAGATTCGTCTGTGCGAGACGCGCGGTGATTTCGGACCGACGTTCGTTCGCCTGGCCCGACTCGTCTACCACACGAACGATCGCCGCGCTGCAATCAAACGCGTCATCAACGAAACATCCGCCATTGCAGAGGAGAAGCAGTACACAGAGTACAAGTCGAAGAAGCGCAACCGCATGGCGGTCATGACGCACATGGGTCTAGGTGACCATCTCGTGTGCAACGGTATGATTCGTCACTTTGCCAAGACGTACGACGTTGTGACATATGTCAAGAAGCAGTACGTCGAGAGCGTCCGTGACATGTTCCGGGATCTCGGACCGGCACTCATCATCACTCCGGTCGACGACGACAAGGATGCATGGAACAGAGCGCTCTACGAGCACATGGTTGTCCGTACCGGCATTTTTACAGGTCGTCAGGATTGGGACACGGTCAAGCCGTGGTGCGACGCCTTTTACGCCAATGCACACCTGAACCCGAAGATGCTCCGGGACGAGTTTTTCATGCTCCGTTCACGTGATCGCGAAGAGGCTTTTTACCGCAAGGTGGTTGCCGAGCTCGGCACGGACCGCTACGCGGTTGTGCACGACGACCCCTCACGCTACGCATCCATCCAAGTCAAGACTGACCTGCCAGTCGTACGAATCGGTCGGGGGCTTTTCCCAGTCGAGTCGGACACGATTTTTGACTATTGTACGCTCATCGAGCGTGCGCAGGAATATCACGGCTACGACAGTTCGTTTGCGTGGCTCGTCGAGTTGTTCCGTCTACGCCCCAAGCCAAAGACGTTTCTGCATCGGTACATCCGTGGCCAGTGCTCTTCCGGCTTTGAAGAGTTTACTCAGTTTGAGATCATCTCCCAGGCTGCGCCTCCGTAGATGGCTGCCATGAGACCGAATGTCGACATGCCCGGGTGAGCCGGAAAGTTGCCCCCAGTGACAAAGACGCGGGGACACATGCTGAGTAGGAAGAAATCGACAAAGACATTCCGACGATCCTTGGTCGGAGCGTCTGGACAGTTGGAATGAACAACCGCAATCGTCGTCTCGAGCGTTCGAGCCCCGTAGAAACTCTTCTTCGTCTCGGGTGAATCGCTCGCGAGGAAAACCGGTCCAAAGTTTTCGGCAATCGACTTGAACTGCGCAACCGCCGTGTCGCTCGCGAACGTCTCAGTGTCGGCCTCAACCACGACACGTGAATCAGGCGCACTCGCACCCCGACGGATATGAAGACCTGCCGTCACACCATGCACGAGGCTCGTGTGCTCTTCGAGTACATCCTTGAGCTCGCTCGACGGAGCGATCAAGTGTTGGACGAGAGGGAACACCTTTCCGAGCGTATGTTGGTTGATGAAAATCTTGGGCGTGTATACGCTCTTGATTCCCGTCATGCTCGTTGTCGGAAACTTGAAGTCAAGCCAGCGCCCGAGCTCATAATCACCGATCGACTCATGGACAACTCCATCCATTACGAAACGATCCTTGTAAAAGTCGCACAGGTGCATCAGCGTATTGGCGAGACCGTGACCCTTCTGTGGGTACATGATCGTCATATTGGTCCGATACTCGTCAACCAGATCCTTGAAGGTGTACTTGGTCAGAGTGCCGAAGGTCTCGACATACTTGTGCCAATCGCCGGTACACTGACCTGTGGTCGAGTCGCCACCGACGCCGATCGACGTCTGGTGCGCGACGTAACGCAGCAGGAGCGGCTTGCCCTTGCTCATCAGAAACCCGTGCTGAGCCATGTCGATCGAGTAGTCAAAGTTAGCCTGTGACGAGTACTCGTCGGCAAACTCCTTCGAGACCCAAAATGCCTCGCAACCACCGGGATTGTTGATTGCGATCGTCTGTACTGCATCCGGCTTGACATTCACACGGAATGAGGACTCGAGTACGTGGACACCGGCGCCGAGACGCAACAGGCCGACGTCGCGCGGAAACGTCGTCGGGTCCAGCTTGTCAAACTCGGGGTCGAGTACGACGTCGTCCTCGAGGACGATTGCGTCATCAAGACCGCGATCGACAATGTCACGCATGATCCAGTACTGCTTGACGGCACTGGCCATTTGACCGAGCGGCATGGGTGACTTGGTCTTCACCTTGACCCACTTGGTAAAATGGTCATCCTTGTTCAGACCCTCGATCCACGTCACGTCATCGAGCGAAATGCCGCGCTCGACAAACTGCGCACGAAGGTTTACTTTACGCTCAGGGCGCTTCGGGTAATGGATGACGTAGTACTTCATTTTCTCAAGAGGCGCGCGTCTTCTCTAACTCGGTGGCGGAACTGACGTGATAGTAAGCGTACATTATTTTTGGAGAGGGTCGAGGGTCATGAATGTCAGAGGTCGACATGTATGTGCACTTCAACTTTTTCTCACTATGAGTTTGTTTTGAAAACATTATAGCGTACGCTTACTATCACCCACCATGGTCATACCGAGGCGTCTCGTCAACCGTATAGCCTCGACCCATATGAGTCTCCTCGGTCCGTGACTCGGACATCCACGGGTGTTCGCGGTAGCCGTGCTGAAAACAGTCATGATCGTACGATGGCCAGATGTGCCGACCGAGGAATATCTGATCCATGTTGTATTGGTGGGTCCCCTCGTAAAGGTTGGCGATCGCCCTGTGAAACTCGGGCAAAGGTCCACGGAGACCAAAGAGACCACCGGGGATCGGCACCTTGTAGTGTTCGTCATGATCCCGAATGACGTGAAGCTTCTTGTCGGACGCAAGCCATTCGTCGACGCAACGAAC